GTCTCTTGATTTATAGGGTAATCCATAAAAGCGTACTTATCCGTGGCATTGATAAGTGTATCCCGTTCTGAACGGAGTTTCTTCCTAGCATCAGATTTGCGATCTTCTATGACTTTTTGAGCAGCAATTTCCTCTAGCGTAAGTTCATGCGTAACACCATCCATTATATAAATACACCTTTTTTTATTATGATATAAACGTAATTTTAACATAACCTCGGTCCCCAGAGATTTTACCGTTATTTCCTCCGGTCGTGAGAGTTGCACCCGTAACGTATGACGAGTTCTCATATGAACCTCCTCCACCGTAGTCGGTCCCAGACAAGAATGCAATCCCCCCATTTGTTAATTCATCTCCACCTGAATATCCACCCCCCCCTCCAATATATGAATTGGTATTCTTCGCTCCACCACCTCCACCAAAACCTCCGTCTACATCAAAATCACCACCTAAGCCGCCATTTATAAAAGATCTTCCGAAATTCGCCAGCGTGCCCTGTCCATTAAAGGACCCCCCTCCACCACCCGCGGCGGAGCGTCCGGTCGCTACTGTGGTTGGACCACGATTTGAGGCAGTACCATAATTATTTGTCTGCGGGAAATTTGGCTGAGAGCCGTCATGAGCTCCTCCACCACCACCGGCGACTAAATATGGTACGGGAGTCGCTGCGTCCGTAGTAACAAAAGTTCCACCACCACCTCCAGGTCCATTAGAGGCGACGTAAGGGTCGGGTAGTTGACCTACGAGTATTTTAAGTTTATCATCCTTCACCAGATTCAGGCGCGCACCTTCAATCAATGCACCATAACCAGGGACATTCGTGCCAGTCCCGTTGGTACGCACCCCCCCTCTAGATCCACCTAATTCAAATTCATACGTCCCTGTTTTGGGTACGGTCCAGAGCTGGATTCCTGCAGTCACGTTAAAAAAATTCGTATTCGTATCCCAAGTAACGTTGTACGTGTTTCTAGCCTGTGTGATCGTTGGACCGGTTCGTCCCGTCTGCCCAGCGTCCGTGAACGTATGTGTGGTAAAGGAGTAGAGTTCAGGTGGAGGGGTCGAACCCACGATATTGATTGCTCTATCTGTGAACAGTCCAGAGGCATTATCAGTCAATCGGAATGTTACACTCGTTGTACCCGCGGCCGCAATTTGACCTGTTATAGCACCTGTAGTCCCTGTAAGGGTGAGGCCTGATGGTAAGGCTTGAACAGCAGACAGGGGTGATATAGAGAACGTCCTATTCGTACCACCAGCACCATCTGTACCTAAGAGTGTTTCAGTCGCGGACACAGTAGTATCAAAGTCCAGGTTCTCACCAGTCGCGGTAGTCCATGTAACCGGAAACCCAATCTTGGTAGTACTGGTCGCATTCAGACTCGATGTACTGTTAATCCTAACTTTATAGGGTTGTTGGGCGAGATCCCAAAATCCCGATCTACTAAAAAATTGTATATTATCGAATCCAAGTCTGTGATCGGCCTGGCCGCTCCCCTTTGACTTTATTACCACTCTGAAATAAGAGAATGTTTCTGTCGACCCCGCTGATAGTGTCGTGACATCTGTGGACAGAGTCGTCGCCGTCCCAGCATGAAGTAATGTCCAATTCGTATTGTCGTTGCTTCCTAATATAACAAATAGCCCATACTGGCGACTCGCTACCGTACAGCCTATTACAGCGCGAGTTAGTTTAACTGGGCTGGGTATTTGTAACTGTAACCAATGCCCACGGTGTGATGTTCCGTCGAATGTTTGAGTTACTGGAGCATCAAGTCCCGGTAAGTAGCCTGGACCGACGGTAGAATAGCCTACGAGGGCGTTATTCTCGTCCATGGCCCAGCTCGACAGCGCGCCAATAACATCATTAAAGGCCCTATACGCGTTCCCCGTGTTATACGAGGCACTCGCCACGTACCCCGTGATAGAAGTATTTGTGCTCATCGCACTAGGTGGAAACTCAACCGCCTCACCCCCCATTTTAAAGGTTACTTGTGTCTCAGCGGCGTTCGGTGTCACGTTTAAAACACTATACAAAGTTCCATCGACACCTTCTAATTGTACCGTCGATCCACTGACAATACCCGTACCCGTCGCCGTGAATACCTGGGTTGCCGTATCCGCACGGAGAACACTCACAGGTGAAATACCCGTGATCGTGGGGCCTCCACCTCCACCTCCACCTCCACCCAACGCACCCCACACCCCCGCCGAGTACGCTTCCATTGACTCAGTTGTTGAGTTATACCTGATCATTCCGTTCACGGCTGTAGCCGGTCTGTCTCCCGTCGTACCAGCTGGAACGGTTAGAGCACCTGTTCCACTCACCGTTAAATCACCACCCACCTCCACATTCCCCGTCGCTACAATCCCCGTCGTAGGATTCGTAAACTCTATGGTTAAAGGCGTCGTATTCCCCGTAGCCGTCACAGCCTCGAGAGAGTGCTGCGCTTCCACGTTGACCGTTCCCATGATGAGCGTTCCACCGAGTTCGAGGTTTGTGCTCACGTATGAATTACCTAAGACATGAAGATTCGCGTCTGGGGAATCTACCCCCACACCGATCTTTCCTGTTAGTGTATCGATCACGGCGTTCGAGGCATTACCGACCCCCTTAAACGTAATTTTGTCTACATCCGTGAAAACCAATTGCCCGTTGGTAGACATATCTACTATTGAGGGAGGTTAAAATTTTTGGGAAAAATTGAACGGTTCTTGCAAAGTGGGTTGCACTTTGGAGGAAATTACATGTATCTATGAATTCTTATGTTTGAACCGGAGCCATATCTTGCTGTTGTAGGATTCGCCGAACTGAATAATATACTCGTTACGTTACCCGGGGTTTTATAAAACCATCTATTTAATTCCCACCCCTGAACCGCTCCATGATTCAGGTTGTTTCCGGTATGAAAATTTCCCTGTCCATGTGCAACTATGTATCCATCACAAGAACGCGTCATTGTGATTTCTAATGTATGGTTTGAGTCTTGTCCGGCTCTAAATATCGTAGGATAATTACCATTATGAAGACCCTCTGTATTTGTATGTTGTTTACCACCGTAATAGTAATTTGTTTCTGTTGTGTCTCCGTTAACGGTCATATAGTATTGTGGATTTGTAGCACCAGTATTTCTTGCTTTCCAAATTATTTTATATGTACCACCATCCCCGATTAAGTCTAGACCAGTAAATTCGACACTATCAACTGTAGAAGTAACAGTGTGTTCCGCTACTAGAGTATTGAACCTAGTAGCATTTATAACTCCTCGCACGTCCAAAGCCGCCCGAGGTTCCGAAGTCCCAATTCCTAAACGCCCCGCCTTTAGGGTCATGGACAAGTCCCCGTGGCCAAAGTATTTCTTCTGGTAGGCATAGAGCTGGTAGATCTCGTCGGTGGTCAGGGCCCGGTTGAAGAGGCGGAAGTTCGCGATGGAACCTCCAAAATGATTCGTGCCGCTATGGTGACGACCAATCCATAAAGCAGAATCGGCGGGTAAGGTCAATGTTCCCGTACCCACCCCAGCAAATTTAGAAGCTTCTACGCCGTCAACAAATACTTGATACGCCGTTGATGCCGATCCAGCTGAACCCCCATTATACGTATATACGACATGATGCCATTTACCAGGCGTGAGTGGAGAAGCAAATCGAAATTGTACATTACTAGCAGATATTCCCAGCACCACGGTTTCACCACCCGTCAGAAATGTAAAAGATTGACGAATAGTCGCCGCGTCCGCGTCACCAATCCATGATACTTCTTGAGTACTATCGAAATCTGTAAATTTGACCCACGTGGCGACGGAATGTATCCACGCACCCGATGGATTCGTCAAATCATTAATTTTTATATAACTGTCTGTCCCGTTAAACACAAATGCGTCGTCGGCCACTGTCATGTTGTTCGTTGAACTACTGTTCAAAGCTGAACCCAGACTAGATGGTTTAAGATCATTCACCGTCGACACGGCTCCAGCGTTCAACCCCTTCGCATCATAGTAAACCTCCAACCAATCCGTGTTGGGAACGTTGGCCACAGACTTTACGGTCACATCAGTTCCATGCGCTTCGGGGTCGTATTCGGGGACGCCGAAGAGTTCTATTTGTCCAATGCTAGTCCAACCTGGTTGACTTAATGTTGTTCCAGAAACATGAATACTGTTTACTACTAAAACAAAATGTGTAAATGCCTTTTTTTTATAATCAATATACTCGGTATACGCATCTCCGAGTGTTTTTGATGAAGTTGTAAATTCTTTAATTAGTATCCAGTCATTACTATTTTTTCCATATAGATAGACATTTTTGGGGAAACCGGTCATATTACCGACGTAAGTTGTCTCTGCCCTAGAATGTATCTTTATATCATGTAAGTAAATGGAGTCTGGTAATTGAATTTGAATCCATTCTCCTTGAACAGAACCGGTGTGATGTTCAACAGACCCGGTCTCGGCGCCGGTACTTGAACTATATGTATCAGTTTGTGAGGACGGCCCTTCCGAAGCCCACCCCGCACTTGCTGCAGCACTAGCATCAAGGGGGTTGTCATTATCAAAAGCTTCCCATGCATTATATGCTCCAAACTGAGTACTTCTTGTTACGAAATAACTCTGGTACCCAGAACCTGTTTGCGCATCAGCAGTCAAAGCCACCCTCGGGTACTTAATAAGCTTTTTCGACCGACTAAACTCCGTGACGACATTGGAATTAAGCTGAATCGAAGCGACGTTCGCGTCGT